CTGAGGTCACTAGGTAATGTCCCAAGTCACACTGGAACTAACTGAAACCAGCACAAGCATCGAGGTTGATGAAACCAACGCTGCTGTCAATGTGACTGAAACCTTTACAACGCTCGATCTAGGCAACGCTGGCCCACAAGGTATTCAAGGTGTAGCAGGACCAGCCAACACTCTAACTGTTGGCACAGTCACTAAGGCAGCGGATGACACCGCTGTTGTCACAATTACTGGCACATCTCCAGATCAAACAATCAACTTTGTATTGCCAAGAGGGTTGCAAGGCATACAAGGAATCCAAGGCCTAAAGGGAGATACCGGAAACACAGGTGCTCAAGGTGCAAAAGGCGACAAAGGCGACACAGGCGATACCGGACCTCAGGGTGCCACTGGCTCGACAGGAGCAACTGGGCCTAAAGGTGATAAGGGTGATACCGGCGAGATTGGTCCTACTGGCTCGACTGGTTCGACTGGTGCAACTGGTGCTACTGGTGCTCAAGGCCCGACAGGTCCACAAGGCCCAACAGGACCGCAAGGAATCCAAGGTGTAAAAGGTGACACAGGTGAAACTGGAGCTCAAGGAATACAAGGTGTACCAGGTCAGTCATCGAGTTTTGTCAACTACAAGATAAAGACCACAAGCACTTCTGGTGATCCTGGCTCGACACACATTATTTACAACAACGCTACTCAGACAAGTGCAACACAGATAAACATTAGCCATCTTGACGTAGGCAACGATGATGTCAACTTGCTTTTGCACCTTCTAAATCAGGGTGATTATGTAATCATTCAAGACGCTAATAACTCAGCCAACTTCCAAAAGTGGCTTTTGACTAGCAACCACACAAGCTTTTCTACTTATGACACCTTTGCAGTTTCGCTTGATTCATCAGGTGGAACTGGCACAAACTGGTGCTACAGGTGCACAAGGTATTCAGGGTATTCAAGGTGCAACAGGAGCTACTGGTGCAACAGGCCCACAAGGTCCAGTCGGTGAAACTGGTGCCACTGGTGCCACTGGAGCAAAAGGCGATACTGGCAACACAGGAGCCACAGGTGTAATTGCTGCAACCGCACCATTGGCTTATGACTCTGGCACTCAAACAGTTTCTCTATCACAAACAACCATCACAATCAACGGAACCGCTGTCGCACTCGGTGGGTCCATAACAGTAAATGCGAGGCTTGCCTAATGCCCTACTTCATCTCTGACCAGACCGATTGCCCTGAGTGGGCAGTTGTAAAAGAGGATGGCGTTGTTATCACTTGCCAGCCAACCAAACAGGATGCCATAGATCAGATGGTAGCTTTGTCAATCGCTGAGGAGATCGAGCCAGGTGGCGAGCTTAGGGCAGAGCCAGATGAGCTTAGTGTTGGTGACTTTGTTAGATGGGGCTCGGGTGACAATGTTGCCCAAGGTCGCATCACAAGGATTGTTAGAGATGGCGAGATAAATGTCCCAGACTCTAGCTTCATAATCACCGGCACAGCAGATGACCCTGCTGCACTTATCAGGATCTACCGCGAGGGTGAGGATGGCTGGAACCCAACCGATGTGCTAGTCGGTCACAAGTTCTCTACCCTAAACAAGATTGCAGAACTAAGAGCAACAAGAGAACTGCCTGAGAACTACAGACCAGCCCTAGCCGAGGATGTCCCACAGGGCAGAGCTTGTGGCAACTGCTTCTTCTTCAATGAGGAAAGAATCAACGAGGCTGGCGATAAAGCTTGGTGTGAGCGTTGGGATGACTTTGTTGATGGTGGCTTCTACTGCAACGCTTGGGAACCAGATGAAGATAACGATGATGATGAAGATGACAACATGGGTGAGATTAGGGCTATAAACCAAGATGCCCCTGCTTACATGAGAGCAGCAGCTCGCCGAGGCCTTGAGTATTACGAGCAAGGTCTAGCTGGCGATGGTGTCACACCTGGCACTATCCGCGAGGCCCGAGCTATGGCAGAAGGCACAGTCAGCGATGACAAGTGGATAAGGATTGCTGCTTGGATTGCTCGACACCTTGTTGACCTAGACAGCCCAGATGCCAACCCGAACTCAGACAACTACCCATCAGCCGGTGTTGTTGCTCACTTGCTTTGGGGATCAGGTCCATCTAAGAGAGCTGCACAACGCACAAAAGACTACGCTGATTCGGTTGTTGCTAGAATCAGAGCAGAGGAAACTACCAGGATGACTAATAAAAACAAGTGGCTAGATGTCGCGAGAGCGATTGCCCTAAAGATTGACGGCCCACAGGCTAAACAGCCAGAGGTCAGAACTAACAACGTTGACTTTGAGGTCAGGGCTGAGGGCGATGGTATGAGCTTTACTGGCTACGCCTCAGTATTCAACAGCCCTTCTGAGGATCTAGGTGGCTTCATCGAGTATGTTGCCCCAGGTGCTTTTAGGCGTTCCCTACAATCTCGCAACGAGGTAAAGCTTCTCTGGAACCATGACGCAGGTGAGCCACTTGCATCACTTCGCGGTGGCACCATGCAACTTGTTGAGGATGACCGAGGCCTAAAGGTCACAGCACAACTTCCCAACACAACCCGAGGCAGAGATGTTGCCGAGCTACTTAGGACTAAAGTTATAGACTCCATGAGCTTTGGCTTCAATGTCATCAAGGACTCATGGTCAGCAGATGGGAAAACAAGAACCTTGGAATCAGTCAGATTGTTCGAGGCAAGCATCGTATCCTTTGCTGCCTATCCTGCTACCACCGCGACTGTTAGATCTACCGACCAGGCGATTGACCCAGACAAGCTTGCCGATGCACTGCTAAGGCTAGAGTCCGGCGATGACCTGGATGAGGCTCAGGCAACTCTAATCACCGATGTTGTTGGCAAACTAAAGGCACAGCCAGAAGCAGAAGATGTTGCAGACAACGGCCTTGACTTGCTAGACCTAAAGAAAAAGCAGTTTGACCTACTACTCAAAAGGATCTAATCATGGCAACCAAAGATGAAATCAAAGCAGCTATCCTTGCAACCGCTGGCAACCCTTCAGCCGGTGTAGTCGCAGAAATTGCTGAGGATCTAGCCCAGGCAGTCTGGGAACTAGACAACAAGAACTCGGTGAACCCAGCCAAAGAAGTTAGGGTCACCAGTCCAAAAGAAACTCGCTAAAGAGTTTTTAGCCCCAGCTCGGCCCCCTTCCTGAGCTGGGGTTTTTTTGTGCTTGTAAACTTGTGAATAGCAGTTGAGTGTAAGCACCGCTGTGTCTGTTGAGTGTCAGCACCGCAGGAAACCCTAATCAACTAACAAACAGGAGAATCATGTCTGACTTTATCAAGTCACAAATGGATGCTCGCAACAACCTCATCGCACAGGCAAGAGAAGTTCTTGACATTGCTGAGGCTGAGAAGCGTGGCCTATCCGCAGAAGAAAACCAGAAGATTGCTCGTATCGAAGCTGACATCGACTCAGCCGACACCGCTATCTCAACTGCTCGTTCAATCGCAGATCGCGAAGCTCGTGCAGCCGAGGCATCCGCTTCATTCGCACCAACAACTTACGCACCAGCTAACAGCGATGCAGACATCCTACGCTCAATCGCTATGGGTGAAACTCGTGGACACGAGTTCATGCGTGAGAACCGCACTCTAGTACCAAGCTCGAATACTGTGGGTCAGTCATTTTTTGATCGTGTTTTCGAAATTGCCCAATTAGTCGGTCCGATTCTTACTACCTCTGAAGTGTTCAACACTTCCAGCGGAGAGAACTTGGTCATCCCGACAGTCACAGCGACTTCAACATCAGGATCAGTTGCAGCAGCAGGAACCATCTCTGAGAGCAACCCAACATTCTCATCCATCACCCTTGGTGCTGAGAAGTATGGTGCTCTAGTGCAGGTTGCACAGGAGCTAGTCACCGATGCTGGATTCGACATCACCAGCTACATCGCACAGCAGCTTGGAACCTCACTTGGCCTAAAGGTCAACGATGTTCTAACCACAAAGCTATCCGCAGCTGCTGGATCAGTAGTTCGTGGAACCGCAACCAACTTCGCTGCACAGTACGAGGACTTAATCGATCTCGTCTATGGCATCGCAGATGGAGCGAGAGTTTTGCCTTCGCTCGGATTTATGATGAGCAAGACCGGTATCGCTGCTGCTCGTAAACTAAAGGATGGATCAGGTGCTTACATCTGGACCGATTCTGCAGTTCCAGGACAGCCAGCAACCTTGCTTGGCTACCCGGTCTTTGAGAACCCAAACATCGCGGCTGTCGGAACCGCATCGAAATCTGTACTGTTTGGTCACCTTCCATCATTCAAGGTTCGCGTTGCAGGTGGAATGAGAGTTGACCAGTCAGCTGACTTCGCTTTCAACACTGACACTGTCACCTACCGAGGCCTAATGCGAGTTGATGGTGGACTAACCCACGCAACCCACATTGGTTTCTACCAGGGTAAGTAATTAGCCCTAGCTAAATAAGCTGACAAGCCCCAAGCGTGTAGGTTCGCTTGGGGCTTGTCTTTTGCTAGGATTAGGCCATGCCTACTACTACTAAAAAAGAGAAACTAAACGGAGCTGTTAGCCTTTGGTCAAACAGCTATAACGCCCCAACCGGATACGGACAGCAAGCAACACACTTGCTAGACAATCTCAAAAGGTCTGGCCTCGATGTCCAGATGTTGTCTAACTACGGACTCGAAGGTGTCCCAACAACTGTCCAAACAGCTTATGGCAAAGTTCCACACTTCCCTAGAGGCATTGACCTTTACAGCAACGATGCTGCACCGATAGATCACGCGAACCTCATTGCCAAAGACCCTCACAAGCCAAACCTGTTTATCAGTCTTTACGATGTTTGGGTTATGCAATCAAAGGGCTACGACAAGTTCCCTATCGCCTCGTGGGTGCCACTAGATCATGTGACTATGCCACCAAAGGTTGAGCAGTGGCTTCGCAAGCCCAATGTCACACCTATTGCGATGGCACCTCATGGCGTTAGGCAGATGACTGCCAAGGGCATCGAGTGTGAGTATGTGCCTCACGCTATTGACACCAAGGTTTACAAGCCAACCTTTGAGATTGGCAAACACGCCATCAACGATTACCTCGGCATCAAAGAGGATGACTTCCTTATCGGGGTTGTTGCTGCAAACAAGGCCAGCGGTCTAGTGCACCGGAAAGCTTTTGGCGAATTACTAATGGCCTTTAGCATCTTCTCTAAAGAGCAGCCCGATGCTTTGCTTTACCTTCACACGGATGCTTATGGGATGGCAGGTGGATGGAACCTTATTCAAGTTCTGCAATCACTCGGTATTCCAAAAGACAAGGTGCTACTGCCTAATCCACAGGACTACCGCTTTGGTATGGCTAAGAAAGATCTTGCAGCTATCTACACCAGGATGGATGTGCTACTTGCCCCTAGCTACGGTGAAGGCTTTGGAGTGCCAACACTAGAAGCTCAGGCTTGTGGCACAAGGGTCATCGGATCTAACTGGGCTGCAACCCCTGACCTAATCAGCGAGGACTCATGGCTGACCGATGGACAGCCAGCTTGGGATGCAGGTCAAGATGCCTGGTGGCAGACACCGAACATCCCTAGCCTTGTCAACGCCCTGAAAGAGTCTTACTACGCCAAGCGAGGCCCATCACAGGTTGCGATTGACTTTGCTAAAGACTTTGACATCGAAACAGTTTGGGATAAGCACTGGGTTCCGGTGCTAAAGAAACTACTCAAGTGATTGCTTGGATAAGCCACCATCTGCCTGAGTTTTGGCAGGGAAAGCTTGTTGGCGGTGCAGAGATGACCGATGCCACCTTGCTCGATGACGCACCTGTTGAGGTCAAGACATTCTTGCCACACCAATGGCGTGAGGCTATGGAGTTCGACCAAATCGTCATTACTGGCACAGACCTGCTAGATGCAGAAGCAATGACCGAGCTGGCAAGGAAAGAACCAGTTGTGGCGGTCCATCACTTGCAAACCAGAAGTCCAGAAAGAGCCAACCTATTCAATTCAGCCAAAGTGCTTATCTGCCGGACACCTAAACACCTAGAGCTCGAGCTATCTTGGACTAACCCAAAGGCAAGCGATTGGGTTGTTTCGCCACTAGATCCGACTGAGTTCACAGCCAAACCCAAAGAGGACTTTGCACTTTGGGCTGCAAGGTGGCACCAGCAAAAGGGTCCAGAGCAAGCAATCGAGTGGGCACAGCAAAACAACCTAAAACAAGACAAGGGCAGAAGTCCTAGAAACAATGAGTAGAGCGAAGCACTTTGTATTCTTGCCACAAGGCTTTGATGCAGAGCCACGATCAGTCGTTGAGGCAGTCTTATCAGGTTGCCAGGGACACACCAACGACCTAGCTGGGATAAGCTCAATACCAAACTGGCGTGACCCAAAAGTCTTGACCGAGCTGGTGACTAACGCAAAGGAACGATTTTGGCAAATAGTCCTCAACTAATTCCAACCATTAGCTTGCCCCTAGCAATCTGGGGTGAGGGGTATGGTCAGTTCTTGCCACAATGGTTTGCTGGTGTTGCATCTCTTGAGCGTGAGATTGCCGAGATTGTGATTGTCTGTGACGAAGCTAACCTGCCAGCGGTGATGTCTGCTTGTCCTGACTTTAGCAAGGTACGCATCCGAGTAGAGGACCATCCAGGCTACTCAGAGTATTGGAACCGAGCCATCGAGCTTTGCACTAGCGACTGGCTGGGTATCTGCAACGCCGATGATTACTTCCTACCCGAAGCTCTAAACGAGATTGGTCAAGCTCACCTAGACGGCTGCAACTTGCTTTGTGATCACTTGCTTCACAAGCACAGCAACTACCGACAGAGTGCAAGGTGGGAGCCAGAGGCACTTGATACACAGTTCAACCTGATGGGTGCTAACGCGATGACCAAGAGGCTCTGGGAAGCTTCTGGTGGATTCCCTAAAGGCGTGAGGTTTGCAGACTGGGGGCTTGCTCTGAGGATGCGAAAGACAGGGCTAGTCAAACCCTTTTATGCCTCAACCACACGCATTGTTTACGATGTCGGCACTGACCGGCCAACCCTGTCTGGGGCAAGCTTGCCAGGAGATAAAAGAACAGAAGGCGAGAACCAAATACGCAAGATAGCTCAAGAGCTTCCGCTTTAGAGAGTATCCTTTTTAGCGGATAGACTAGGACAATTATGGCAATCACTAACGGCTACGCCACCTTGGCTCAGGTAAAAGCAGCACTCAGAATCACAGACAGCGTTGATGACCCACTATTGGAGATGGCTATCGAGTCAGGCTCTAGGGCTATTGACGGCTACGCAAACCGCAACTTCTACTCATCCGGCTCGGCAGTTAGAGTCTTTACACCAAGCGACAGCTTTGTCACAGAGATTGACGATCTAATCAGCCTCACAACTCTAAAGACAATGACCGATGATGACAGCACCTTTGACACTACTTGGACCGCAACCGACTACCAGCTTGAGCCACTAAACGGCAGAGCTGATGGACTTATCTCACCTTTCACAAGCATTAGAGCTGTTGGAGATTACCTATTCAGCCAGTTCGAGCAAGAGGCAACTGTGCAGGTCACAGGTGTTTGGGGTTGGTCAGCAGTCCCAATCTCAGTCACCCAGGCAACAGTCATCCAGGCGTCGCGGATCTACAAGCGACTAGACAGCCCACTTGGTGTTGCTGGTATCTCGGACATTGGAATAATGCGAGTCAGCAACAGACTCGACCCAGATGTTGCCCAGCTTGTTGACCCACTACGCAGAATCAGGTTTGCATAGTGGCAAGCATTACCGACCTACGCACAGCTATTGCCACTAACCTTGGCACCATCGTAGGGCTCAGAACCAGCCCTGAGATGCCGGACAACCCCAACCCACCTATTGCCCTAGTCAGACCTGTCACTGTCGAATACAACCAGGCGATGGCTAAGGGTCTAACCAAATACAGCTTTGTCGTTGTTGTTATCGTTGGCCGAGCCGATGAGAGAACAG